ACATTATTCGACCCCCATCTTGCCTTGCGTATTCTTGGCATTGTTATTAATTGTTGTTATAAGTCCTTTCCTTGATGTTAGCAACTGGTCAAATCCAGCAGCGTCAACTGTTGATATGTTGAAGTTTACTGTAGCACCGCCAACTGATTGACCTTTTGTGTGATCTACAACAGTTTCATTTGGATGAACCATAGCCATAAAACCACCCTTGCCATCTAAACCACCAGCTCTTACACCAGTGCCAGTGAAACCACCGCCATCAAAATCACTTAAAGCATCAACAGCATTACCAAAATCACCACTCATGATACTACCTATTTCACTTATAGTGCCTTTAACCATACCTACTGCTTTTTGTATTATGAATACTTGTATAAGCTCGTTTATAACTGCTCTTGCAACTGATGTAGCTAATTCTTTAAAGTCACCAAACTTTTCAGTTGTTAAGTCAAAAAAATCTGTAAATGCATTTGTAAGTTGACCTTCCACTGTATCTGCAAAAGATTTAACTATAGTTATGTTTTCTTTAACTATTGCATTAACCTTCTCTAAAGGCTCTGTTGGTGTCTCTGTAATAGTTTGATTTAACTTTTTTTGTAAATCTATTTGTTTTTGTTTTTTAGCTATAAACTCTTCTAATCTTGTTTTCTCATCTTTTGCTGTTTGTAAAGGTCTTGTAAATTCAGGAATTTTACCAAATCTTTTTATTTGTGCTTCTCTTTCAGCAATGATGGCATTTTGTTCCTTTAAGGATGCGTTTAATTCATCCATAGATTTTGTAAATAAATCAGGTTTAATTAAACCTATTGCTTCTGCAAAACTTAAAATAGCATTTGCAGTATTTATAAATGCAGTTTGTAAAGGCTCTAAAACTTGTCTTTTTAATCTATTCATTGCATCGTTAAATGCTTCAGCCCTTCTTACAGTCTCTTCATCAAAAACACCGCTAGTTGATGCAGCTAAATCTTGCATAGCTTCTGCACCATCTTTACCCATAACAGCAAGTTTTACACCTGCTCTACCCATAAGATCAGCTAAAATAGCATTTTTTTCAAATTGACTACCAACACCATCTAAAGCATGGAATAGATCAACAAACACCTCTTCAGCATTTTTAACAGTTCCATCAGCGTTTTTAACTTGTACACCTAGCTTTTCTAATGTTCTACCAGCTTCAGTTGTTCTAAGTTGTGCTTGACCTACCATCTTGGTAAAGTTCTGCATACCTTTATTAAATTCTTCAGTAGTAAGTCCTGCTTGTTGTGCAGCAAATTGATACTGTTGTAAAAATGTTGTGCTAACACCAATAGAATCAGCAACCTTACCAATACTATCTGCTACTTGTAATGCTTCATTGCCAAATTGTACTAATTGTCTAACAGCAAAAGCACCTGCAAAAGCACCTGCAAGTTTTTTCATGGCTTTTTGTGTGCCATTTACACTTTTATTTACAGAATTAAATGCACCCTTAGTCTTATCCTGTGCGGTGATTCTAAATTTATAATCAGTTGCCATTTTTCATTTGCCTATTTTTCTCTTCTAAGTAAGCTATCCATCCAGTGTACTCAGATAAGGTCATTTTTTCTTCTAGTTCCTGTAATGTGCAATGCAACATTTCAGCTAGATAGTATTTAGCAAATAAGTCCTTATCCTCTATTACTTTTTTGCTTGTTCCTCTACACTTGGACTGGACATGATTTCAGTTGCTACTCTTGCAAGTACATCTTTATCAACACCATTCATAAGTGCATGTTTGTCTGAAAGATCAAATACTTTTTCACCTTCAGAATCTAAGGCTTTATATATTAAGCAATAAGCCATTAAAGCAACATCATCGTCTTTTGCATATCTTTGCAACTTAGACATTTCTGCTAACGTCAATGGCTTTGCATATATCTTAAGAACCTTATCTCCTTCACTCCATTCAGGTATCTCTATCTCTTTGATTTCTAAAGAATCAAAATGAGCTTTAGCCTTTTCTATTATTTTCATACTTTTATACTGTTGTTGATGTTAAAGCACCTGTACCTTGTACAGAAACACTAGCTTCAATTAATCCATCAAATGATGCACTTCTTGAAACACCAGTAACAATAGCTGAACCAGTATAATAAGTATCACCTGATGCATCGCCTTCAGGGTATACGTTAAGAGTAACCTCTGAGCCAATAGTTAAAGCACCTTGACCACTAGTATCAGTTTCATCCCAAAATACATCTATACTGCCTGAAAAAGAAGTCAATGATGACTTATAAGTTCTAGCAGAATCACCCATAGAAGTATCTTCTAAAGTATCAGCAGATTCCTCAAGTGAATAAGATCTAATTTCAGCTACAGCATTAGAACCGACTTTAACAGTTCCCTCACTTCCTTTATGTGTTGCCATTTTCTTTTACCTCGTCTTTCGACTTTTTCTTAGAAGAAGATTTAATTTTGTCTTTCGACTGGACTGCTTCTTCCTTCCAACCCATATTCTTTAATGACTCAACTTTTGAAGGATGAGCTATTATTGAAACTTTACCATTTGGACTAATTAATTTCATAATTATCTCCTATTATACTGCTACATCAGGATTTTTTTCCTTGACATAGTAATTACTTATAAAGGTTAAAGAAACAAAACCTAATGGCTTCTCACCTTCCGCGTTAAAACTTATTTCAGTTGACTCAATAAATGTGTCTTTAGCTAAACCGCCTAAAGTCCGATCTGCAGCTATAGCTTCTTCAACTTCTTTGCTTATTGTATCAATAGTATCATCAAAATTAGCTGTAGATTTAACATAACCTTCTACAACAACTGACAATTCTCTACTCATAACTCTATCAGTTCCTATAACTATTGGCTCTGATGCTTCTGACTTTGTATAAATTAATAAGGCTGGTAGTCTTGTATTATCTAATGGGTAAACTCTTGATTGATATACGTTAGAACCAGTGGTAGTTAAACCAGTTAAATTTGTTCCAAAATATTCTCTAATTTGTTGCCTGATATGATTTGCCATTACACTTCCTCTAATAATAATGAAGTGAAACCTGTTCTATCAGGTTGCACATTTACTATAGTGTAGCTTGTAGAAGGTGTTAAGATATTGCCATTAGTATCTGTTATTGCTGTTACATCTAAAGAATCACCAAAAGTGATATTAGGTATATCAGTTGTTTTAACTAAGGCAACTGGTTGAAATCCATTGACATCAACAGTACCACCATCGATGCCGAAATATTCCTGATTTATAATTATATCTATATAGTACTTGTAAGTATCTACATCTTGCCAAGTATCAATAAGTGCTGTTCTTGCATCCCATAAAGTGGCTGTAGTGCCATAAGTTGCAACTTGACCATGACCTGTTTGGGTATCTAAATATGCATCAAAATCTGCAGCACTCTCTAAAGCCATTATTTTTTAGCTCTTTTTTTTACTGGCTTAGATTCTGATTTTTTTAAGCCTACGCTTCTATTTGTTTTCTTTGCTTTTGGTTTCTCTTTATATAGTTCAGCTTTTTTATTAGCTACAAGATCAAAACCTTGAGCTTGATCTAATTCAACAACATCACCAGCACTAACTCTTTGCTTGTTAGCAATAGTATCTCTTAATATTAAATATTTGTGCATATTAGTAGTGGTGGGGCTTTTCACCCCACCTGTTTTAGTGGTTAATACCATTAAAATTATCCGTCATTACCTAAACAGAATGATACTGCATTTCTTACAGCAACATCTATCATTTGGATACCAACAACTCTAACTGTTCCTGAAGAAGAGTTAGTGTATGGGTCAACAATGATGTCTAAACCACCAAAGAATCCAATTAATAGGTCTGAGAAGTTACCAAAATAATGATCACCAGCAGTAGGTTGGTTAGAAACAACAACACCATAATTGTTAATTCTTCCATCTCTATCTACAACAAACTGAGCTGTGCCTGTAGCCTTTTCAGTTGTTTTTAGTGAACCATAGTTATCAGCTCTCATAATGTAAGATAGGTTACCTAGTAGTGCATTATCTACAGCTACTTGGCTTTCCATGTTCACTGTTTCAGCCCAAGTTGGGTTAGCAGCAGCGAATGTTACAGTATTAATACCTGAAGTATTTTTGATACCAGTTGGGTTGCCTGAAGAGCCTGAACCCTCTAAAGCACCTGAATCAATAGCTAAAGCCATGCTTTGTGCTATGTCATTTCTGATAAGATTCTCAACGTCTAAAGAACTTTGTGTTAGAAGCTGTCTAGTGACATCTGTAAAACAACCTAAAGTCTTAGGTGACATTGTAACACTGCCAATAGCCATTTCTGACTCAGCAACAGCAGTTCCTTCGCTTGATACAAAAGCTGCAGTTGAAGTACCAGTTTTCTTAGGTATTTTAACATCGCCTTGTAATCCTCTTAATAATGTAGCACCTGCTGACATTACTGATGAAGAGTTTCTTAATGCCTCAATGAAGTCTCCACCTCTAAAGTCTTGACCTACCGCACCAGCATCATCAGTTGTATTCAAATCTCTTTGATTCCAATCTCTTAATACTTCAGGTGGTAACATAAGACCCTGTGAGTTTCTTCCATATGCTTCAGAAGCAGCAGCAGAACATTCAAATTCAAATTCTGCAGCTCTTTGAGCAGCTCTATCTGAAGGGTTAGCTAGTGCGTTAATTCCTCTCACTAAGCTAAATCTCTTCATTTCTTTTTTGCTTAAACCAATGTCTTTTGGAGTTTCTAGTGGTTGACTAGCAATAGTTTCTAGTAATTCACCTCTAAATTCTTCAATAGTTTTGTGTTCAGCAATCGCTTTTGCAGCTAAGTCTTTCTGATTATGTCTTTCAGCTAACTTATAAATCTCTTGTGAGTTTCTTTTTAATTCAGCTTTGACTTCTTCAGCAGATTCAGCTTTTACGTTGTCTAAATTGACTTCGTTTTCCATTTTTATCTCCTTGAAAGATTGAGAACGTCCAACCCCTACGAGTCTGCTTTGATCTGCTGGGACTGAAACAGAAGAAACTTCCATTGGTGTCCAAGCTGCTCTATATGCAACCTCTTTAGAGTCTTTAATTCTCATTAATTTATTTACACGATATCCGACTGATATGTTCATTCGTATACCATCCTTTACATCTTCAAACACTTCTGAAGCAAGTCGACTTTTACCAAATCGAACTACAGCAATTGT